CACTTGCTCAAGTGCCCTTAACCTATCCTCCAACGCTTGCCTTTGTTGGCGTTCCGCTTCCGCCTCCGCCTTTGCCGCCTCGCGTTGTTTCGTCAATTCGGAAAATCTTTTCTCTAACTTTGGGTTCGCCCGCTTTTCCTCTACGGGTTTGGCTTCCTCTTGCACCTCGGGTTCATTCTCAACCACCTCCGTTGATGGCTCGGCATCCACCGCCACATCATCCGTTTGATCGGCTAAACCTAAACGATTTGCATAAAATTCCGCCGCATTCTCGCTTGTGAGCACTTGGCCCGCTTCTTTTTCCGACATAGGTTTCCCTAAGAATTAACCCCGTGCATCCCCACGGGTAAGGTTTGTGTAATCTTTACACGAAATCATTACTTTGTCAAACACGCCCATTTCGTTTGTGTTCATAAACCACTTGTTCTTTTGATCCGGTGTTGAAATTTTCTTTATATTGTTTGTTATTCAAATCACTAAGGGCGGCCTCAATGGCTTGTTTTCTACCCATTTCGGATTTCATTTTTTCAAATTTTGGATGTGTTTTAGCTTTTTCGTGTTGTTCTTTGGCATATTTTTTAGCCAATTCTTTTTGTTCATCATTCATCATTAGATTGCCCTTTCTATGGCTTCCGCCTTTGCTTCACGTTCACTTATCCGATCCAAATGCGCCAAATAAATGGCCAATTGGGCTTTGATATTTTCTACCTCTAATTGCGTCTGTGTCTTAGCCACCGTATCTTGTGCTTGCGTGTGTGTCTTTAAGACCATATCCATGTGTCTTTCCTGATCACGCAATTCAATATCATGGGCGCGGTTGGTTTCTTTGATCAATGTGCGCTTGGTTTCCGCATCCTGTTTCATCTGCTCCACATCCGCACGATTCTTAATCATCAATTGCATTGCTTGTAATTGTTGTTGCAATTGTTGAATAGTTTGTTTGGATTGGGCCAATTGCATTTGCACTTGTGGCGGCACGGGTGATTTATCATCAATTTGTGCCAATGGGTTGCTTGCGGCCAATCGATCCGCAATTACATCCGCACCGGGGAAATCCATGTTTCTAAAGATCAAATCACCGGCAACATTCATCAAATTGGGATCGGCACTTAACAAAGGCATCATCGATTCAACCGCCTCAATCCGTTTACTGTTGTAGCCGGGGCCGGTATCCATCACCACATCGTATTCGCCAACGGTAACATCGTTTAATATCTTTTCAACGCCTTGTTCGTCTTGGCCACGCTTATTGATTTCAACCAAATCCGGCTTTCCATCATCGCCAATAATCCGCATCACACGCGCGTTATCGTAGATTTTGGGGATTAGATCAAGAATAATTCGGGCCGTGTGCTTAATGGATCGCGTTAGATTATCGTAATAGTGGTAATTAGATAGATCAATTTGTTGTTGTTGGCCATTTAGGGCCTTGCCGCTAATGTTTCCGGTTGGCATTTGGTTTGGATCAAAGATGCCCAAAACCGCTTGCATATCGCTATTAATTCCATCCGCGGCGGCCATAATTCCCGCGGGCGGTGCCTCCGGTTGAATCCGTGTTGGCACCGGCGCGGGCACGCCCTCGATATCCTTTTGCTTGTATCGCAACACCGGCATCGATTTAATGTTTGCCTGTGCCCATTCATTCTCGTGGCCCTCATCCTGTCCCTCGGCAATTAACCACTTGGCCTTTGGCGCTAGGGCAACGGATTCGGTTAGCGCGGTTTTCCAAAAGTTATACATCCTTTGTGGGTCTTTGGCCATTCGCACCAAGCCATATTTTTTGCGCTTGTTTTCAACAATGAATTCCTCACCATACACCGGCACAATTGGAATGTATTTGCTTGCCCATTTGCCCTCCTCTAGCACCTCCATGCCCGTGCAAATGATCTGTTTCACCTCTTTTTTAAATGATGGCCTTTCATCAACCACCACCAAGCCACGGGCCAACATTTCCGCCTGATCGGGCAAATCGGATCGGAAAGCCTTTTCGCCATTGCTTAATAGGCATAGCTTATCCGCCTTTCTTTCCGTATACCAATATTCCGCAATCCGGATATCCTCCCGCATCACCCATTCCGCATTGCTATCGCCGGTGCCGCGTTGTGTAAATCCCGCGCCATCATCCGCGCCGGGATACATCTTTCGGAATATTTCCTTGCTAACCACTTGCGTTATTAGGCACTTTTCCGCATCCGATCCATCCGGCAAGATGCTATTTGGATCAAAATACACGGTGAATGGGTTGTGTATCGGCTCAATGTATATTTCCTGATCAAAGGAATTTTCCCGCACATAATCCGTTTTTAGCCGCCAATAGCCAAAGCCCATCCGCACCGCGTAATTAAACGCGTTGTCATAAGCGTGATCCGCATCCGATTGCACCTCAATATGGCGGCATATCCCCGTTAAGATTTCCGCAATCTTGGCATCGGATTGGTTATTCATGCCGTGGACTTTAATCCGCGGGCGTTGTTGTCTTTGTTGATTAGTGACTTGCCTTACATACGCATCGATCTTGTTGATCGTTAGGCATGGCCGTGCCTCCAATGATCGGCTATTCTGTATTTCAACCGGCCATTGATCACCGGCGGCGAATTTCAAATCCTCTAGCGCCTCGGATCGGTTATTCGTATCCGCGTCATTGGCTAACTTTAAGAACTTTTTCGCCTCATCAATCCGTGGATCGAATTCTGTTTGGTTATCGGCCATATCTATCCCATCCAATTCGCTGGTTCATAAACGGGTTTTTTCACTACCAATTTCTTTGGCTCTTGGATCATCAATCCCAACATCCGAAACGCATCCGCGCCATGCGAATATTGATCATGCAATGGTGTTCTTGAAAACTGTTTCGTATCCGGATCAACCTCATACCGGTAGTGTCTAAGGCATTGTAGCCCATCGGCGCAATTTATTCTATCAAACCAACAATTGCTAAAGATCGTGCGTGCGGCGTTAATTGAATCCGCTATTGGTGTCCTTGGGATAATCCGCGTCTTATAGCCCGCCGCCCGCACAATTTCCTCAATTGATCGCCCCGCCGCCGCCAATGTCTTGTTTTCCGCATCATGCGGTAGCCATAGCGTGTCAAACACATATCCAAAAGTTTGCATCTTGGCCAAGATAGCCGATATGGTTTCTTGTGATGTTTCAAAATAGCGGATTAGGCGGGTTTCCATTCCCACGAATTGCACAAACCACAATGCCGTTGCATCCGCCCAACCCAAATCAAAGACAACGTGAACGGGTTTAATCGGATCGTAGGGCACCTTTCCGATTCTTTCTTGTAGATCGGCCAATTGGATTTCCTTGGCAAAAACGGCCCCATCCACGGTTTGCCTACAAATCCCCTCCCACACCATGTTATACGCCTCCGGATCACGATTCTTTAGCGTATCTTTTTCTAGCCGCAACACATCCGGAAACCACGGGTTATCAGACCAATTGATCTTTTGCACAATGGCGTTTTCGGGCGTGTGGATAACGAATCTTTGGTAGGTTTCATCCGTTTCTAATTCCGGATTGAATGAAACCCATATTTCCGATTGTTCTTTTCTAATCGTTGGGATTAGCGTATCCCATGATCGCTTAGAAACCGTCTGCGCCTCCTCCACCCAACACACATCCACGCCCTCATAGCTCTTTACATTCGCCACATTATTTTTTAGGCCAACAAAGTTAAATTCCGATCCATTCTTGCCGCGGATTGTTCTATCCGTTATTTCATAGAATTCCGTTAGCCCCATTGCGGTGATTTGATCACACAATAGCTTATGAACGGAATCCCTGATAGATGTTTGAAATTCACGGGCACATAGCACGCGTGTTGCCTTGTTAGCGCCGATGATCAACAGCGCCCTAGCTATTCCCCAACTTTTTGCCCCCCCTCGCCCTCCAAACAACACCTTATAGCGTGCCGGTTGGAATAGGCATTGCAACTTTAGCGGGAATTCAATATTAGCCTCCATTTGGGCTTACAAACGTCACCGCAATGTTTGTTAGCAATGGTGCGCCATTTTCACCGGTGATTTCTTGTTTAACCGATTCACGATATTTCTTTGGGAAACGTGCGGCCATTGATCGTGACCAAATACTTGCGTTTAGCTTGGCCCCATCCTTGTGCTCTAGCATATATGTCTGCGCCTGTTCCTCCCACCACGTTTGCTCCGCTATCTTGGCATCATCCAAGGCGTGCAGAAAGTCCGGATAACGATCACGCCAATCATACATAACTCTTAATGACACACCCAAATATGTAGAAATTTGTTCTACACTTTTACCCTTTGCGCCTAATTCGACAACTAGATCGCAATACTTTGGGTCATATAGTGTTGGGCGGCCGCGTTCCATTATTTCTTTTTCGCCTTTGCTTTGGCGGCTTCGCGCTTTTCCGAATAGGCTATGGCTACCGCCTGCTTTACCGGCTTGCCCGCTTTCACTTCGGCTTCAATGTTCTTTTTGAATGCTTCTTTTTTGGTTGATTTGATTAATGGCATTTAGCAATTCCAATTCTTTAATGATGCCTTGGCCCTTTCGGCGGGGCCTTTGGCGTGCTTGACTACACCTTCCATTCGCGCACAAAATGATGCCTTTCGGCCCTTATCCTTTTCGGTTTTGGGGTTGGGTGCCGGTGCCTTTAGATTTGATCCGTTTTTGGCATTGTATTCCGCACGCCCCTTGGCCGTCATTCCGGCCCCCTTTTCCGTTGGGTTGTAGGTTTTGCCCTTGCCCGTTGTTTTGTGTGGGATTGGTTTATCGTGTGCTTTCATTTTTTGGCCGTTTTTGCGGATTGTTTAAATGCGGCGGCGGTTGGTGCGCCCTTGGTGCCGGGCTTTCTCATCTTTTCAACCGGCTCACCCGCGGCCTTTTCCCGCTTGATCCGTTCCTGTTTGGCATGAA